GCTGGTGTCATTGGTAGTACAATCACTATCAACATCAACCGTCAAAATCCGAGCTTCAAGCACACGGTTCGCTATTCCTGGGCTGGCAAGTCAGGAACGATTGCAAGCAATGTAGACACATCCACTAGCTGGACAATCCCTATTGACTTTGCCAACGATATCCCAAACTCTGCTAGTGGAACAGGGGCTATCTACGTAGATACCTATTCAGGTTCTACTAAGACAGGCACACAGTCAACCACATTCACGGCAAGCGTGCCAGCTAATATCAAGCCTGATTTCACAGGGATTTCATTGTCAGACTTGAATGGTTCTGCTCAGAACCTTATCCCTAAAGCTGATACGTTCATTCAGGTCATCTCTAACATCAAGGTAGGGTTTAATGGTGCAGTTGGTTCCTACGGCTCATCCATCACTGGATACTATGCTGAAATTGTTGGTAAAAACCAGTCTACGAGTTCAAATGGTGGCAGTCTTGGTATTATGAACTACCACGGCACAATCAAAATCAGAGCAAGAGTATCTGATAGCCGTGGGCGTTGGTCTGATACTAGAGAGGTATCTGTCACAGTGCTTGAGTATTTTGCTCCAGCTCTTAGCTTTAGCATAGCAAGGACAGGGTCAACCTCTAGCACATTGACGGTCACTAGAAACGCCAAAGTAGCCCCTCTGACTGTATCAGGAAGTCAAAAGAACACAATGACTTTGACTTTCAAGGTTGCAAGACTAGGAACTAATGCTTTTTCAGTTGACAATGGTCAAGCGACTGGTACCTGGTCAAGTATTTCAAGTCTAGTCAATTCACGGGCTAATCTTTCAGGGAATTATCTAGCTAATCAGTCATGGGTTGTCATTGGTATCCTTGAGGACAAATTCACTCGTACTGAGTTTATGGTCAACGTGGCCACTGAAAGCGTGGTATTCTCTTATGACCGTTCAGGTGTCGGTATCAACAAAATCAGGGAGCAAGGCGCTCTTGATGTCAAGGGCAACATCTACGCAGACAACAAGCCCATACAGCAATATCAGCTGACTGATAATAATGGAGGCCTAGGTAGAGGTAGTGCTCAATGGAATGATGTTTGGAATAAGCAAGGCACGGAGTTCGGGTGGAGGTCTGGTAAATACGATGACAATCCAACAGGTAGAAATGGCGACTGGGGTCTGTATCAAAATTTTTGGCTTGACAGTTGGAAAGGTGTGCAATTTTTCACAGGGTTAACCTCAAATAGATTTTTCTTTAGGACTTACAACAATAATAGTAGATGGAGTCCATCTCAATGGAAAGAGATTGCTACAAAAGACGACTTGCAGAAAATTGCTACAAGAAAGATTGAGCTAGGCTGGTTCATTAACGGTAACGTAACAAGAAATGGCAATCTTGTCACAATTTCAACCGAAAGAAAAATCGCAGACATTGCCACAATTTCAGACTATCGAGAAGTCAAAGAAACAATACCAGCTGGATTTAGACCAGCACAAGAGGTTAACTTGGTTTTACAAGGATTGTCTGACTCAACAGTAACAGGCACAGCTATCTTACACCTTGCCTCAGATGGTAAAATCCGTCTGACAAGTAAATCACCAGGAAATAAATACTGGACAGGCACAATAACTTATATTACAAATGACCCTTACCCTTAATAAATGAAAGGAATATATATGAAACTAGAATATGGGACAAAGTCCTTGGAATATGACGGCAGTGGAACAGCATCAGCTACCAAGGTCACACTTGTCAACTCAAGTGGTGCTATCGTACCTATTTTGTTACCGGCTGATAAAATCAGCTTGTCTAATACTGAACTCTTTGAGTTAGCTCTTGAGGCTCTTTATCAGGAGAATTTTCCACAGCGTGCTGAAAATGAGAAATTCAATAAAGTAGATGAGCAGCTCAAGCAAAATAAAGAAATGACTGCTAAATTAGAACAAGCTGGAACCGAGAACAAGGAAAACTTGGACACGGTAGCAGCTATCACTGAGGTCTTGATTGCCTTGGCAATATCTCAAAATGGAGGTATGCCTACCCACGCCTATGGCAAGGTAGCAGCATTCATCAAGCCACTTGTAACGAGTACACGCTACTCAAACGGAGACATCATTGCCATGCCTTATCCATTTGAAAATAATACCAAATGGCCAAGTGGAACCAAGACTATCTTTAAGTTCCAGATGCAGGATAATGAGGGCTATACATACAAGGACCAGGCTCTTGCTGAGATGCTACAACAAGGCGTGTTGACTGTGGTCATGCCACGTATTGAGTAAGGAGGATTTTATGTCATGGTCTGAAATAATCGAGAAAATGATACATGCGATTACTCAGCTAGCCCCCACAATTGGAGTTGTTGCGACTGGTTGGTTCGGCATGCGAGCCAGTAAAGCAGGTCATCTCAACCAAGAACAGTTCAAGGAGCTGAAGGGGGAATTGAGCACTATCCATGCAATCGGTGAGGAGAACAAGCAAAATATAACTGAAATCAACAACAAGCTGGCTGTGCATGATGAAGCACATCTAGCTACTATGTATCTACGGCTGGAGCGTGATATTACTGTTGCTCTCAAGCGTGGTTATACAAGCGTTCACGAGTCGGATATTATCCACAAAATGCACTCAAGTTACAAAAAACTAGGTGGGAATGGGCGCATCGATGCCCTGTTTAATAAATTTGTAAATTTAGAAATTGCGGAGGAAAATACAAATGCAACAAATTACTGAAATCATCACAAATGGTGCAATCAGCATCCTTGTTATTTTAGCAGGGGTAACAGTTAAAGCAACTAAGGATTTTTTGATTAAAAAAGGTGGCGAAAAGACCATCAAAATTATTGAAATCTTGTCCAAAAATGCGGTCAATGCCGTAGAGCAGGTAGCATCTGAAACTGGCTACAAAGGTGATGAAAAGCTGGAGCAAGCACGCACTAAAATCCGTGCTGAGCTTAGCAAATATAACATCAGCATGACAGATAAAGACCTTGATACGTTTGTCGAGTCTGCAGTTAAGCAGATGAACGAAGCCTGGAAAGGAGAACAATAATGGATATCGACACAAGTAGATATAGAGAAGGACTTCCACAGATCGGATATGCCCCTTATCGTCAAATTCATGCTCATTCGACTGGAAATAAGAAATCAACCGCACAGAATGAAGCTGACTACCATATGCGCAGACCTGTTGAATCTGGCTTCTTCTCGCACGTTGTCGGTAACGGCCGTGTAATGCAAGTAGGGCCAGTAAATAACGGTTCTTATGATGTGGGCGGTGGTTGGAATTATGAATCTTATGCAGCAGTTGAACTGATTGAAAGTCATTCGACAAAAGAAGAGTTTATGGAAGATTACCGTTTGTATATCGAATTACTACGAAATCTAGCAGATGAAGCAGGACTTCCAAAAACTTTAGATTCGGACGCATTGGAAGGTATTAAGTCGCATGAATACTGTACAAATAATCAACCTAATAATTATAGCGACCACGTTGATCCATACCCTTACTTAGCAAGCTGGGGTATTAGTCGCAGTCAATTCAAGCACGATATCGAAAACGGATTGGCTGTTGAAAAAGGATGGAATAAAAACGACACAGGTTACTGGTATGTACGCTCAGACGGTTCATATCCAAAAGAAAAATTTGAGAAAATTGACGCCACCTGGTATTATTTCGACGGCTCAGGCTACATGTTAGCAGACCGCTGGAAGAAACACTCAGATGGCAACTGGTACTGGTTCGACAAGTCAGGCGCAATGGCCACAGGTTGGAAGAAAATCGCTGAGAAGTGGTACTATTTCAACGAAGAAGGTGCTATGCAGACGGGTTGGGTCAAGTACAAAGATACTTGGTACTACCTTGATAGCAAGGACGGAAACATGGTATCAAATGCCTTTATCCAATCCGCAGATGGCACAGGCTGGTACTACCTCAAACCAGACGGTAGCATGGCAGATAAGCCAGAGTTTACTGTTGAGCCTAACGGGCTCATTACTACAAAATAAATAGAAAGGAAACTTTCTAAATTGTTCTTTCACCGCAGGCCCAGGCTTGCGGTTTTTTGTTTGCTCTGAAAGTACTTTCTGAATTAAAAAA